CCCTTATTCGTGTAGGCTTTTGACTCCATAAACAGCTCACCGAGTGATTTTACCTCTGCCTTCCCCGCCTCTTTACCAGAGAAAGTCATAACCTGAGCAGGCTTATTCATCTCTTTATCAAGTTCCTTACCTCGCTTGAGACTCGCCTCTAGATCAAGTAATTCCTTCCGCTCATTAGTGAGGTCGGTTATTTCAGTGTCAAGAGCTTTCAGAGCTCCTACTTTAGCAGTAGTATCACCCTCAAGGCACTTAACCTTAGAGAAGTCCAGGTCTTCCCCAGCTTCTGAATATATCTGGCTTATGACTTTACCTTTCGCAGCCAGCCTTTCTGTGATTTCTTTCAAATTCATTCTAGTTTTCCTCCATAGTTCGCTTGATTTTAGTGAATAACAAGATAGCCTGTGCTTCTATGTCCACAGGTTCGGTAGCATCTAGAAGATTCTTTAGGTCTAGTGCTATCTCCGAGAGATGAATTAAAAATATCTTCATACGCTCTCGGTTGGCATTTGACAGGTCTCTCCCATCTTCCCGTCTAAGGTCAGCAAGCGACTTAGTCCGGGCGACCAAATCATTAACGGCAGCAAGCACCGCCTCCGCTTGGTCAATATAGGTAGATTTTTCTTGCTTAATTGCCAATGTCCCTGTATCTATACCAGCACCCAGCAATACAGGTGATATTTCGTAAGGGACGAGTTTCTTTAACAGCCTGACTTTTTGCCCGTCTCTATCCTCTTTGTCTTCCTCTTCAACCTTAAAACCATAGCTCCATTCCTGTAATCCCCCGGAGAACTTAACAGCCTCGTAATGTTCTCGCCCTGTTTCTGTTTTGAGATTAAATTCACCATCGGCTATTACATCATCTCCCGACTCATGTATCACCGCCTTGCCAACTGGCAGAGCACCCATCCAAGATTCATGTTGATAAGCTGAGACGAGCACCTCTCTGCCATCAGGGAAAGCCCCAGACAAGGTAACATCGCCATCCTTATCTATCACATTCAGGGTAGCTATACGGGCCATAAAGCTCCCTTCTTTATTCTCTTTAAGCTCTAGTAAGATTGATTTCCGCTCTACGAGCTTATATGCCCTATATCCATCTTCGGGTTTTGTTTCAATCAAGTCTGCTTTTTGAAAGTCCATTGATTTACCCTCCCTGTTTCGCCATTGCGTATAGCACACGGCTAGGCGTCGGTCATTATCTTCGTATTCCTCGTTCATAAGGTCGTTTGACATGCACCTTTTTATGAAGTCATCTTCAGTCTCTTTTGGTTTTGGCTTAGGCAAAGGCATCATTACCTCCTAGCTAATTGCTCAAATAAATACTGTGTAGCTTTGTCAGATTGAGCTATATCTTCGGCTTCCTTGCCTAGCCAAAAATATTGGGCAGCAAAGGCTTCAGCAAATGCTTCTCGCCTATCCGTTTTGGCGTATTCATTTATCGGTAATGCCCTATGCTGAAAACCCAAAACTTCGTCAAAACAATGTCCCAATTCGTGGGTAATCACATAAGGGTCAGCATCAATCAATAGCGGTAAAACTATTGTCGTCCGCTCTTTTTTATTACGGGCATTCCACGGATAGGAGACATGGGCAGTATTGCGGTAGGAACGTCCATCTTCTATATCTTCGTAGTTATGGAGTCCTGCATAAACAGGGTCAGTGCCAGTAAGAAAATGAATATAGTTTAATTTCTCGGCAATGGCAATAGGCAAAAGATTAAAAGCATAACTTATAGCTCCCGAATATCTATAGCTAATTAGCCTTTCCAAGTTATCCTCCCATCCCATGTGCTTCAAAGCACCGACACATTATACTCATCTCCCCAGGATAATTTTCACCATTGCCATAGGGTTCATTTATAGGTATCCAATTACCAGTATCCATTTCAATGTGCTCATCCCTTACCCTCTCATCCCGACTGCTAATCCACATCTTCTTTCCCATCTCATTTTGTAAAGCACCTTCGTGATTCCCAAACCCCGCAGCATGTGAGGTCTCTGTCCTCGCTACTCTCATCGCCTTAAAGGCACTTCTATCATCATAAAATTGACGGAGGTTCTTGGCTATCTGAGCATTAGTCTGGTTCTTTTTTATCCCCTCTACTATTATCGCTTTAACTTCTTCTAGGTTCGTCTCAGCTATTGATTTAATACTTTCAGCAACGTGAGCCTCTGCCCACTTCCTCACCGCAAGAGTAGCAGGGTCAAATACAAAATCCCCCGCACTACCAAACTCCTCAATAATAGCCATATTAGTAGCCAAGAGTATTGCTGCCCAATCAGACTTCAATTTGTTTATCGCCTTCTTTGCCTTTGCTATCAATGAATCTGCATCAGATTTTAATGCCTTACCTCCACCAATAGCCTCAACTACAGCATCCCCCTCTTTCTTATAAAGCGGTAATATCAAGCTCTCATACTTCCTCCACCAAGCTATCCTTGTCCTATCTGCCTTCAACCATAGCTTTCCCTTAACCTCTTCCGTTAAACCCTCAGATTTCAATCCTATAGAGCCAGATAGTGATTTCTTCTTAACCCCCGCTGGAACTTCTAGCAGATTAAGGGGCCGAAGATAGATATTCTGTGTCTCATCTATTGGCATACCAGTTTCCTTTTGAGCATCAACCACCTGAACAAAGCCATCCTTTACCATCTGCCCGATTCTTGCAGCCTTTTTGTTTTCATCTTCCTGTAATACCCTAACCTCTGAAAGGTCAAAAGCTACCTGCCAGTTAGTAATATCGTCCATAAAATCAGTTAAGAGTTGTCGTTTAATTACTGAGCCTATTATCCTTTGTGTTGGTATGATATTACTCTCATAAGCCATCTCACGAGCTTCTGACATATTGGCAAAGGTAGAGCGGTCTAAACCTGCCCCTAGCCCTGCTACAATAGCTGGTATACCAAACACACCACTTATCCTCTCCTCTGGTATTCTGCGTAGTGCCTTTAGGTCTAACTGCTGAGGACTAAACCCGAACTGCCCTACCTCTGTTGAGCCCGACATAACTAAAGGCTCTCCCCGGCGGTCGCCAGTGAACATCGTCTTGAACCACTCCTTAACACTATCAGCGCTCTTTTGACTCCCTTGTGTATTAGTGTCTTTAGGAGAGATAACTACCCCAGGGACACCCATATTCTTTAGTAGCGAAGCTGTCATATTAGCTGCTTCATCATCGGTAAAGACTTCCCTGAATAAACTCTTTAACGGCGATAATCCCTTTCTTATATTGTCAGGGTCTATCCCGTTTCTAAAATGCACTATCTCCTCTGAGTCAATCTCTTCTGGCGTCCCACCTGTTGAGTATTCATAATGTTTTATAAAGGTAGAACTAGCACCAAAAGTGTCTCCCCATTTTGGCTCAATTAGTGTTGAGGGTATCCACCATAACTCAACTACCCTCTTAGCTCCTGACCTTATCTTTCGCCAATAAGCATTACCATCTATATTGAAGTCGGCAATCATCGCCTGCTGTAACAAAATCCCATCATAATAAGGGTTTGGGGTCTCTAATAGTTTCAATAGTTCGTGGTCGTAATTGTCCTCCCAGCTACCATCTCTATTTCTTTGTCTTAAAAATATTGGGGCTTCTGGGAATGTCCTTTGAACCCAACTTATGCAAGCCATTATTATCGCTGATTGATAGCCATTGATTTCCTTAGAATAGTTATACCCCGACCGAGGCATTGTAAGAAGGGAAGAACCACCGGAAGGGAACATCATATTTCCGACAGCCTTTTTTATTATGCTAAATATATTCATAAACGCTTCCATTCCGTTCTACTTGTAAATCCCACCACCCCATATCGCCTCGCATCCATTCCATGACTGAATAAGTGAGTCGTCTTCTCAGTTAGCTTGCCATTTTTATCAGGTATATAACGGAAATTTCTTTGCTCTTTAATACAATTGAGACTATCCTTAGTCCAGAACTGCTTATACTGTCTGATTTTTTGATGACCGAACTCCACGCTACCCGGGCCCTTTAATGCTGGCTTAATGTTAAACCCGAACTTTAGTATCTCATCTATACTCTTCGGCTCAGCACTGTCTGCAAATATCTCATCAAAATTACGCTTAACTCCTAGCTCTTCCATCCTATGAGCTATAGCGTCATTGGTCAGCCCCGTCTCATAGATAAGCTCTTCGCTATATAGCTCTTCACCTTTGATGATATTTTTAGTTAATGACGTAGGGTCAGTGCTATATCCAAAGTCAAGCCCATAAAAACAATCTCCCTCTGACAACTGGTCTATCTGTTTGAAGTAGGGATAGACCAACCCCTCTATCTTTCCCAACCTACCAAGCCCGTATATGTTCCACCAGTTAGGGTCATCCTTATTTGTCTCAATGTTTTTGACTACTTCAGCCGGTATAACATCTCCAGCATCCAAGTAAGTAGAATGGATATAGTCATTATCAGGCTTATCAGAAAGGTTATTCTCATGAAACCAGAACTCACTAACAGGATTCCAGTCGCAGAAGGTTACTTGCCGTGTTCTTATATCAAGTTCCCTATAAGCGTCATAGGGTATGTTATTCGCCTCATTGATAAAGAGGATGTCCCGCCTAGCCCCCCTCAGCTTATCAGGCTGGTCAGCAGAAAAGAACTCTAACTTTCCATTACCGAAGTCATAGATAAAATCACTCTTATTATACCGGGCAGGGTCAAAGTCCTCACCCATTATATTCTTGAAGTCTCTTATTGCCCCTCTTCGGATATGAGGTATAGATTCCGCAACAATAGAAATGAGTAAAGGCTCTTTGGCATACTGAGCTATCAAGACAAGGATTTGCAGTATACTCCAGGTCTTACTAGAAGATGTACCCCCCTCATTCCAGATATGTCTCTTACCGGCCAGATAGCTTTCAAGGTTCTTCTCATAGATTGAGGTGGTCTTCCAACTCATTCATTTACCAGCTTCTCAGTAAGCTCTTTCGCTTTATCGGAGACAAC